GAGCATCTGTTAAACGAGGAAGAAGCAGGGAACCTGTTGTTGAGTTCAGTTCAAGGATGGCACTTGTATTTGGTGTCGATGTGCCTATACCAACATTGCAACCATTTCCAAGAATGATAGAGTTACTTTGACCAACTTTTGTATTGTAACCAATGGCTGTTGAATTCGTAACGACAGCGGTTACATCAGCTAGAGAACCTATTAGTGTATTTTGACCTATTCCTGGGCCTGCACCTATCCCAAATCCCGCTTGAAAACCTAATGCTGTATTATCATTATTATTACTTGATGAAAAAAGAGCTTGATATCCAAAACTTGAGTTTCGGCTTCCACCAATTTCATTAGCTAAAGATTGTGACCCAAAAGTGCTATTTTCTATTCCAACTGTGATTGAAGTACCTGCTTGATAGCCAAAGGCAGAACTTCCCACAACTCCATGTTGAGAAGCAAGGGCTAGACTCCCAAAGGCAGAATTTTTTCCGCCAGTCGTTTCCGCAGTTAAAGTATTATAACCGAAGGCACTATTGTCATTGACACCTACCCCTGTATTTTGCTGAATTTGAAGAGATTGATATCCAAAAGCTGAGTTGCGTGATCCTGAATTTTCTTGTGATAAAGCTGTATATCCAAAACAACTATTGCCTGTACCTGTAGAAATGCTATTACCTGCTCCATAGCCAAAGGCACTTGAACCAGAAACACCAAGTTGATTCAAGAGAGCTTGATACCCAAAAGCAGCGTTATTTGATCCAGTCGTTTCTGCAAATAAAGCCCTATATCCAGCAACAGTGTTGTGACTACCGGTTGTAAGATCAAAACCTGTTTCCGAACCTAATGCCGTGTTTCCTCCACTACTTCCATTCAACTGATTGAGTGAATTTACTCCTATGGCTGTGTTGGCTGAATCAGTAGTCGCAACAACAAAAGCACCTGCGCCCATAGCTGTATTTTTAGTACCGGTCGTAACATCGGTCCCGCATGTTACTCCTACAAATGTGTTAACAGTTCCGCTTATGGAAGAGTTTCCGGCAAAAGTTCCTAATGATAAATTGGAATTACCAGTTGATTCAATGTAACGGCTAAACCATGTAGGAGTACCTGTAAAAGAACTCAAAAGTTGGAAATTGGAGGTTATAGGAGGAAGTCCACCGCCTGCTCCTAATGTTGCCCATACAGACCCTGTATAAACTTCTAAAGCATTAAAAGTCGTATCGTATATAAGCATACCAGCGGCAGGAGTGAGAGCATTACGCTGAGTATCAGTCATCCTAGGAAGGAGAAGAGACCCAGTGGTGGAATTAAGCTCAAGGATGGCACTTGTGTTCGGCGTAGATGTTCCTATACCAACATTAACGCCATTTCCCAAGACAAGAGAATTACTCTGGCCAACAAGGGCATTTGCGCCAATAGCTGTAGCATTAGATATAGTACCGGATATTACATTGGCATGTTGTCCAATTAAGGTGTTGCTTGATCCGCTTGTAATAGATGATCCAGCGGAAACACCAAATGCTGTATTATTAGTACCCCCAGGAGAAGTATTCCCTGCTAACGTTCCTACAAATAAATTAGTACCATCATCGAAATATCTACTTAGCCAATCTGCTGTACCAGTTCCTGAGCCTAAAGTTTGATAATTTGCCGTAATAGTTGGAAGTGTTTCTACAACACCTGATGTTGGAAAAGTAATTGTTACAGGCCCAGCAACAGCACCGAATACATATGCACCTGGACCATCAAACGTTACATTTGATCCTAATGTAAGAGTATTTGTTCCATTGTTGACCCCTGTTCCTCCCTTAGTAGGATCAAGTTGGGTTTCATATATAGGCGCGCCGCCAGCAGTCGTTGTTAAAACTGCATTGCTTACAGGAGCTAACCCAGATAAAGTATTAAGTGCTGAAGAATATAAAATTTCATTGATAGGTATTGTAGCAAGACCCGTGCCGCCATATATAACTTGGATTGGGTCTGTCGTACCTAGTTGATTAACTGTTGTTGGCATTTTCTTACTCCTAAAATTGTCATAAAATTTTATACTAATTAATACTAATGGCCCCTGTACATACTAAGACGACACCTAAGAAGGTATTGCTTGCAGCATATGTAATTAAAATACGATCATATTGTTGAGCGCTCGCAGCATATCCTGTAACACCAGCTGTTGTTGACGTAGAAGAAAATTGAATATGCTGACCTACATTCTGGGCTACTTTCCAGCCACCAGATGAAAAACCAGCAATTTCATAGGTATCACCAAGATTTGGAGCTACTGGAAGGGTCAGTGTTACAAGAGAAGCACCATTATTAATAAGATAGCTCATACCAGGAGCTAACGTAGCAGAGCCGGTAGTTTGATTTATCCAGGTGGTACTAGTTCCTCCTCCTGTATTAACCCACATACTACCATTATAGAATTCAACTTCATTTGAAGTCGTATCATAGATAAGCATTCCAGCAGCAGGTGTAAGAGCATTACGCTGAGTATCAGTCATACGAGGAAGAAGCAGGGAACCTGTTGTTGAGTTCAGTTCAAGGATGGCACTTGTGTTCGGCGTAGATGTTCCTATACCAACATTCACACCATTTCCCAAGACAAGAGAATTACTCTGGCCAACTGTTGTGTTATAGCCAATGGCAGTCGCATTCGTTAATGTTCCAACACTTACATTGGTATTTGCTCCCAAGAATGTATTATTTGATCCACTTGTAATTGCTAAACCGGCTTGATAACCTATTGCAGTTGTATTACTTGCTAAATTCTGGTTAAAGAGAGCATGATAACCAAAAGCAGCGTTGTTTGAACCCGTCGTTTCACTACCTAAGCTATCTGCTCCGAATATAGAATTTGAGGCACCCGTTGTAAGGCTTAAACCAGTATTATATCCAAATGCAGTGTTATTACTAGCTCCAACTTGTAACCCAAGAGAATTATTACCAAATGCACAATTGAATTGGCCCGTGGTCTCCGACAACAATGACCTCGTTCCAAACATATTGTTGTTAGCACCGGTTGTTAACGAAGAACCAGAACCATATCCAAAAGCACAAGTTCCCGTTACACCATTTTGATTCATCAGAGAATTATAGCCAAAAGCAGAATTTTGGCTTCCAGTTGATTCTCCGAGCAAAACATTTGACCCAAAAATACTGTTAAAACTTCCGGTTGTTAAAGTTCCTCCACAGTTAAATCCGAATGCATTATTATTTTGTGCACCTAATTGATTTCCAAGAGAATTTACCCCAAAAGCACAGTTTGAACTTCCTGTTGTCTCAATAGATAAAGCACTATTTCCAAAAATACTGTTGCTATTTCCTGTTGTAATATGTTGTCCGGCAAGATGTCCAAATGCACTATTTCCACTAACACCCATTTGATGCTGAAGAGAATTTACCCCAAAAGCACAGTTTGAACTTCCTGTTGTTTCGGTGGCTAAGGAATTTGTACCAAAAATACAGTTATTACTTCCTGTACTTAAAAGTGTTCCAGCACTATATCCAAATGCATTATTACTCGTTGCCCCAATTTGGGTTAGAAGAGCAAAATTACCGAATGCACAGTTAAATCCTCCTGTTGTTTCAAATTGAAGTGCAAAAGCACCAAATATACTGTTAAATTCTCCAGTTGTTAAGAAAGCACCCGATAAAGCTCCGAATGCACTATTACTAGATGCTCCATTCTGCGCAGCAAGAGATTGATATCCAAATGATGAGTTATTTTCACCGGATGTTTCAGCTTGCAAAGAAGAATAACCAAAAATACTGTTTCTAACACCCGATGTAAGTGCTGTTCCAGCTTGATATCCAAATGCCGATGATCCAACTATATGATTTTGATGAGCAAGAGCAGCTAGACCAAAAGCACAATTGTAAGAACCACCGGACTCAGTGGCTAAAGCCCCACTTCCAAAAATACTATTACCTTGACCAATAGTTAATGAGCTTCCTGTTATATATCCAAATGCTGTATTACCAACTGAAGGTTCACATCCGAAAAGAGAATTATAACCAAAAGCGCAGTTAAAACCGCCGGTCGTATTATTTGCTAACGCATTAAAACCAAATACACTGTTTGAGCTTCCCGTTGTAATGCTTTCACCAGCATGCCACCCAAAAGCACTTGATCCTGATATTCCATGTTGAGAACCTAATGCATTAGTGCCAAACGCACAGTTAAAAGACCCAGTATTTTCAGTGAATAAAGCGGTATATCCAAAAATTGAGTTGTCTGATCCAGTCGTTATAGAATTACCTGAACTGTATCCGAAAGCACTTGTCCCAAGAACTTGATGTTGATTCTGAAGGGACAAAGAACCGAAAGCACAATTGAATCCACCAGTCGTTTCCCGTTGTAATGCACCAAAACCAAAAATTGAGTTATTAGTAGAACTTGATATAAGATTTCCGGCAGCGTAACCAAATGCACTATTATTTATGGCGCCAACTTGATTTTGAAGGGCTAAATTACCAAAAGCACTATTTGCAGCTCCAGTTGTCTCTAATATTAAAGATTCTCCTCCATAGGCAGAATTTCCCGTACCTGAAGTTATAGAATGTCCCGCTACATAACCGCAAAGTGTATTTAATGATCCTGTTGTCAAACCTGTCCCAGCATTATCACCAAGGCCAACATTGAAGCTTCCAGTAAGAGTCGTATTTCCAGCCGTTATTCCAAGAAATAGATTTGAGTTTGCATCATCAATTAATCGACTTGTCCAAGTAGGAGATAAAGAAAGGCCACTTCCTGAGACCAAAACTTGATTAGCAGTTAAGGTTGGATTAGATATGCCTGCGGCTGTCAAACCACAATAAAATATTCCACCTGGTTTTGCTGTTAAACTAGCACCTGTCCCACCATTTGCTAAAGAAAGAGGCAGAATACTTGTTGATAATAAAGTACCAGAAGTTGGAAATGTTACATTGGTTGATCCTGTTAAATTTCCTATAAAAGGAAAAGCACCAGAAAAGGTAATTGGCCCTCCAAGAGTTATTGTGCTCGTATTTGTATTTGCAACACCCGTCCCACCCCATTGAGGCATAATAGGAGTACCTTCCCAAATACCAAAAATTACTGTCGAAGGATTAATTCCGTCTGGTGTTAATTGAATAAAATTATTATTATCCCCTAAATCTACATATCCCAGATCAGCAGGCCCACCATTTAATCTATTTACAACTGTTGAAAATACATCTGATGTCATTTATTTATCCTCACATGAGTTGGATTGCTGATTTTGGTTGCCATAAAGCCGATATTGGGGAAAGTGCGCTGAATAAGGGCAATACGACTTGACCTGCTACTGTAGGGGGCGTTGTTGTATATGCTCCAGCAGTTGTAGGACTTAAGAAATAAGAGGAGCCTTGGGTAAGACCGGCAAGAGCCGTCACAATTCCTCCATATTGATATATGAAATTATTCACATCAATTACGGAAATAACGATTCCTACGACACAGGTTGAATCTGCCTGATTATCTGCCTGAGCTTTAACATAATTTCCCCCATTATTTATCCTGATAACATTTCCTACGGCTAAACCATGAGCAGCTTGAGAAACGGTTAAAGTTTGTGTTAATGAACCCGTTAAATTGAATTGAACAAAATTGATGGGGTCTGTCCCGACTGTATTTACAATATCCGTTTCAAACCATCCTGTACCAGCAAGCAAAGTTCCATTGAGAACAATAACAAAGGTTCCAGCTTTTATATTAGCGGGTGAATTAAAATTGGGTGATCTTGTAAGAACGTATGGAGCAGCTACACTTCCTGTAGCCGTTAATACATAAAGACCATTTTGAGCTGCATTCGTTTGATTATTAACAAGAATGATGGAGTTTATAGGAGGAGTAACTCCATCCGTCATAAAAGCACCATTCCCTATTTCAGTTAATGTTCCAGTTCCATTATTATAGGTAGCATTTAAATTACCGCCCGCTACCGTTGTTGAAGCATATACACTTCCAAAATAGTTAAATGAAAATTGGGGTGTTGTAGAAATTGTTACATCTGTTCTATTTTGAGCCGGATTATCAACAACGGTGATTCCTGTATTTGTACCAGGAATAAAGTTTATCTGAGATTTTTGACTTTGAAAAACGCCATCTAGTTCAACATTCACACGTTGACGATTTGTATCTGATACAACATTAAAGGTAGGAGATCCCGTAGTTCCGCTAGGATTTACAATGTTAATTGTTGCATCTGATAAAAGATTAACTGCATCAAAGAAAACGCCTCCATTATAAACGACAAGTCCTGTATCTGCGGCATTAAGTTGGGCAATACCATAAAGTGGATTTGTCGGATCAGGATGAATTAGAACTTGTCCTAATGATAAAGACAGGCTGATTCCATTATTAGCAGCTAAAGTTGATCCATTAGTTAACTGACCATTGGGAGCCGTTAAAATATATTGAGCACTGGCTACATCAGAAATTCCATTGAGTGTCGCTGCACTTGCTGTAAGAGGAATCCCATCCAATTTAAACTGCCCAACTGCTCTATCAAAATTGATATAATTTGAGCTAATTGTCATGTTTGTGGTATTTCCAAGACCATCTTGGATTTGAGCCGGTGTATTATTTAAACCTTGACCTGCATTATTGATCACTAACAAATCTGGGTATGTAGAAGCGGGTGATAAGGTTGAAAGTCCTTGTGTCACCATAGGCATAGGAATAGTCATTTAATTATCTCCCGTTTGTGGTGTTGGTTGACCAACAGCGCCGACTTGATTTTCCCAATCACCCCAAGAAGCCCAAATGGGATAACCGGAGCCACTACAAGTCGTAGATGAATTTATGCAATTTGATGGGGGGGTATTCCATGGTTGGCTTTGCGTCGGCCAAACATCTTGTGTTGTTTGCCATGGACGTGGATGTTGCAACGGAGGGGGATCAGGTCGGATAACTGGATTAAGACTTTGAGGGTTTGGAACATCGAGAAAATATTTATTGACGTAAAGGCCAGTCCAAATTAGACCCAATCCTCGATAATCCATTTGCTTTACAAGATCGTTATAATTGCAAAGTTGACCTGAACGATCACATCTAGCAACCGCATCTGGGTTTCTCTCATCGATCCTTACAAATCTACCGTGTGGAAACATTTTTTATATCCTCACGTGTACGAATACATATTGGGTTGAATTCTAACGGGTGTCTTTTCTTCATCTTCAATCGCAGCCCACTCATAAGATGTCCTTGCGAGGTCTTGAAGACGATCAACTCGATCAAGAGCGAATTTCAAAGCCATTTCGTAAGCCAATCCAAAACGACATGCATTCATGAATCTTTGAGGAATAAAGATATTTTGATTTAAGGATGTTACATCCATAATCGCTGTTTGTTGGTTAAAAACGAGTGTTTGATAGCTATTATCAGGAGTTGGCCATAAATTCAGTGTCGGATTAATCTGCCTATCTAGATAAAAGCTGGATGGTGTGGCTTGTACCTGTTTGTTTGGATAAGACATCCATTCTTCACGAGAAATAGGTGTTAAGATTCGACTAAAGTTAGGCATTGAGAAATAAATCTGTTGAAGATTTAAAGTTGCGCCACCTGTTTCTCTGATACGATAACTTTGTGCATTGATAGGAGAATTGATGGCAGCCCAAACAGTTTGACCAACAGGATAATATTTGGAACCAATATCTAAAGATTGTAGCCAAACATTTCCGTCAAAGGAATATTCAACCAAAAGATCATAATTAATACTCACATTAGAAACGATTCCGACATAATAAACGGAAGGTGTATTTCCTGTTGGATATGTGTAAGAAACATACCCATTAGGCGATGTTTGAGTACAAGGAGATGCAGGATTAGGCGAACCATTAAATGCATTAGATGCCGTACCACCAGCACTCGAGAAAGCAACCCCCCCAGATAAGACCGTATTGTTACTCGCTGTTACCTCTGTAACCTTGATTGTATAGGAATTTAAAGGATAAGTTGGTTGTCCAACATTCAATCCTATCATGGACTTTTGGACTGTAAAGAGATTCAATCCCTTGTTTGCCCAATTGGAAAGCAGGAAATTCAGACTTAGAAGAGCTGAATCACTTTGTAAGCCAGAAATATCAGCACCAGATACCCCACATAGTTCGAATGCGTCTTTAACAAACGCTTCAACAAGAGTACCTTGTCCGAAATTGAATGTTTGACTGTATGCCACTTTATCAGCCTAACTTTCCTTTTATTTTGAACGTGAGCCACGATGACGAGGCAAACCTTTCAATGTTTCAGCCAAAACAGCTTCTTTTCTTAAAGAAGGTTTCTTGCTATGAACCGCCTTTTCTAATTTTGCTTCCGGTATTTTCTTTCCCATAGGTACACCCAAATCTCTATGAAGCTTTCCAGGATGTTTGATTGCTTTTTGAATAAATTTATTGTCAGCCATTAAATAATTCCTTGCTGCAAGATGTTGATGTTTAATGAACCGCCAGTAGAAGAATTTACAATTCCTTGCAGAGCAGTTGTCGGAGTTGTCAGAGTATAAATTTGATTTGTGGTAGCTGCTGTCAGAGCTGCCGTTACAGGAAATGAAACTGGCATTGTATTAACAACATGTGTAAATGTTGATCCAGCCGTTTGATAATACTCAAGATTATCAATAGTCTGATTGATCGTATAATTGATTGTTCCGGTAACTTCACCTGTGATAGTGATATTGGGATCAATATTGAATGTATTAACCTTTATCCATTGGAAAGTGCCTGTGCTTCCACTTCCAATACTCAGATTTGTCCAATTACCACTTGCGGAAATATTTGTAATAGTATGAAATTTATTTACAGTTGTGACAGTACTATTATTAGGGCCTGCTCCATTTTCAGAAATAACATTCCCGAATTGATCTGTACCTGTAATCGTAAAAACCGTTCCAGAATTATCATTTAAAGAGCTTAAAGTGATGGTTCTAGCCAAATTAGGGAAGACTAGAGGATAAGGAATGGAAAGAAGAATAGTCGCTACTGGTCCTACACCTGATACTGTCGTTGCAAAAAAGGTCGTATTAGAAGCAGGAAAAGATAACGTAATTAATCTTGCCATTCCTTTTAATCCTTAGAACAGAGGTATGCTGTACTGAGAGACACCAAATCTACCTATAGTTGAGTCATACAAATCACCAAATCGAGGAGTCATAGTTATATTCGCACCGCCTCCCTGACCATTTGCATTGGCTACACCATTTGAAACAAAAGAGAAATTATTGGCATCAATGATTGTTACTGGTGCTGTAATATTCAATTGTGCTGCTGTGATATTATTAGTTGTTGTCGCGCCTATTAGGGTTATACTATCTCCTGGTGTTAATTGACCTTGAGGTGATGGTATAGGCCCAATTAACTGGTGATTAGGAGCATAAACAGAAACAGTGGCTGATCCATTGGTTGTCGTTATTGGATTGTTCATGAGATTAATTGTACCAGTAGATGCATTATTAAAATTACGTGCATCGCCACTCGCGCTATAGTAATTGATCGTCAATCTTGCAAAACCATCAGCAGCATAAGAAGGAGTATAAGTTCCTCTAACATCCAATGTTGTGGCGGTTGCAGTTCGCTGGTCTCCCGTTACGAGTGTATTAGAAAAAGTGTTAAGTACTGCCGCCCCACCACCAACCGCATTAGCTGTGGCAACACCATATGTATTATATGTAAATGTCGTATTGCTCGGAATTGAGACAATCTGAGCTGAGATATTCAACTGAGCTGCCGTAATACCGCCTGTTGTTGTTGCTCCTGAGATCGTAATCCATTCACCAACAACAAAACCTGCTGTCGTGGTTGGCCCTGTTGTGGCACCAGCCACCGAAACCGTTACTAAAGACTGTCCTGTAACTGTTGTTATCGGATTGTTTGCCAAAGTATTAACAGTAACAACGGCATCAGGTCGACCATTCCAATAAGGAACGAATGCATAATTTTGGCTTGTCACAAGATGTTGAAGACCATATGTATTACCCACACCAACAGTGATATTTGCAGTTGTTCCAGCAGATGAATAAATCGCACGGATATACTTAAAAGTCTTATTACCAGAAACAATCACAGCACCAACGGGTCCTGTAATCTGCTCTACAACTGGCATTCCATAAAAATCCCATCCAAATACAGTAAACTGAGACAAAGTTGTCCCAACTGAACCTGTAATTGTTAAGTTACGGGCAGAATCCAGGACGAGGACGTTCGGGATGCTATGGTATGTTTGAATGGTGATTTGTGGACTATTTAGCGTCTGAAGATTCAAATAACCAGCTGCCGCAGGGGTTTGCGCCAAAGCTATAGCATTGGTGCTCACCGGTGCTGGGATCATATCCAGAAATGACATTGGTGTATTGAATATACCAGGTGAAGATTGGTCAAATGGAGTAGGCACCATCAAAGACGGTGTTAACACATTTGGACCTGGTACGAAGGATGTCCCAATGATAGGGCCAGTCCTTACACCGTCAGAAAAGTGGGTGCCTTTTGATGGTACACTAATACTCATTTTTTATACTCCTGCTGAACCAAAGGTTGCGCGCCAGTTAGAACAACCGAAAGAATAACGCTCTACGAAAGTAACATTTAAGTTACGAGTAGTAGTATCGGTAAACATATCAATTGTCAGAGGGTCACGTTCATAAAATTTGAATCCATTACTTTCATTTGTAAGTAATACCCACTGGTTTGGATTTGTCAAAAATTGATTGACCCTATAACCCATTGGAACACTACTTAGATTGTAAATAGCTGAAATATCATTATTTGCTGTTGATGTACGATACTTGGATTCAAGAAGAACATTTGCAGTAAACTGAAGTTCAGGAGGAACGATGAGTTTTTCACACTGCAAAGCAACACGAAGGCCTGCTACGTTCAAGAACTTCTGAATTCCAATCAATGCATCTTGCAATGATGTCTCATTTAACTGAGTTGGCAATGCAAATGTGTTTGGAACTACATTTCCATTAACAGGGTGAGCAGTTGAAAACAAAGGCTGACCATCGCTAACTGGGAAGTTAGGATTGAAACCATTGTTCAAAACGGATGCACCTTGGATATTTTTAGCTTGGCGCATAGAATCTTTTCCTGATTCAGTTGCACGCGGCCAAGAATCCTTGTATAAGTTGTCGCGAATTGCGTTAGCTGTGATCTGGAAGCCAATACCAAAGTTCCTATGGAAATAGGAAGTTGTATATGCCTGAGCCATATCACCATATTGAACTGCTCCACCATCTGCTTTAAATTGAGCCATAGGTAGAAGCCTCATTTCGACTTCATATTCAACAGCTTTATTTGAAACATGACTAGTAAAGATTTCTTTCCACTGATCGGGATAGACCATGTAGTCACCAAAAACAGCCGCCAGACCTGGACGCAATAGATTTTGGATTGATTGTAATGTAATGATAGCCATTTATTTATACTCCTTGTGCGCCAGCATTGATTGATGTTGCATTCATCTTTACGCGTACGTTTGCGTACTGAATGCTTGTTCCACCAGGATTTGGTACATTTCCTGGGATTGGATCAAAATCAATGATGTGAAGTGGAAGGGTTGCATTAGTTGCAACAGTTGTTGTGTCTAACATCATTCCAGATTCTCCCGTCAAAGGATTACCTGGTGTTGCAAATGTTACATCAGCATTCTTGTCCAAATTCGACCATGCAAGTGTATTAGATAGCTGAATGGTAAATATTGCGTTTGGATCAGTAATTACATTAGCAATTGGATAACTTCCTGCCATAATTGACTGAGATGCGGGCCAGTATTTCTGAATCTGGACAACACCTGATCCATCTGTGAAAGTACATCCCCAATAAACACCGATTGGAGCTGTCGCTAGACCACCCCCTGGTGTATATTTATTGAGAAAACCATTATTAAATGTAACGAGATCGCCTAAGAATAAGTTTGTTGCATATCCAACAGTTGGCGAAACGATTGGAATATTGTAAATTTGTACTGCGCCTGTCCATGGTGCATTAAGGCCATAACTGCATGCCTGTAGCCCTAGAGGCGCATTTACGCCATAAGTCATTGGTTAGCTCCTAAAAAATATTAAATTGTAGTGTAAGATTTTGTGCGCCAGTGAGGCACTATATGAGAACAAGGAGGTTCTTTAACTTCTCGTTCAAATGACATCAACCCGAAGGGACGAACTATCGAGAGTGAAGAGGAGGTAACAATTCCTTAGGACTCTCGACAGTTTCAAATCGAATAATAACATATTATTTATGGATAAAGAAGGTATAAAAATAAAATTTACGTAAAATTTTACCTTTAAATCAGTGTTCCATACAAGAAAGAAACAAATGGATAAACACACACCCAAAAATTGTTATCCATGTAATAAAATATAGGCCGTCTTCTAATGTGTTTTTTATTTCTCAAATCCTTATTTTATATGGGTTTGAAGGTGAATGAAGATCATTAATCGTAATTTCATTCTCTTCAATCATAACAACATTGGTTGATAACATCATGGATGCTATAGAGACAGCATCTTTAAATGATGTAAGGACAACATCTGTGGGATCGATGATACCGGCCTCTACCATATCTACATATTTGAAATTGAGGGCATCATATCCCTGATTAAATTGTTTTTCTTTTTCTTCTTCAATGCTTATATTTGTAGCTTTACTTTGGGATATCAAATCTTTGTATCCATAAGCTGAGCCTGGGTTTTCTGAAGGACCTTTACCAATAGATATCAATGTTTCTTCAATCTCTTCAGGAATAAGGCCCGCATTCTCCATTATCTGATTAAAAGGAGCCTTTAAAGCCTTTTCAATAAGATAAATTCCATGAGCCACTCCCATATCGTAACAAACTGGGGTTTCATGATTATCTATTTCATTCAAAAAATCTAAAGAATTAAGATAATGTGAAGCTCGAAGCAAAGAAATTCCACCCCCTGGTAAAATTCCACCCTTTAAAGCTGCTCTTGTCGCATGGACAGCATCTTCAACACGATCTTTTTTCTCTTTAACCTCAAATTCCGTTGTTCCACCAACTTTAATGACAGCAACCCCATGATTTAGCTTAGCAAGTCTTTCGTAGAAATGATTTTTATCAGCTTCATTTTCCGCATTATCAATTTCATGCTGCAAAAAGTCGCATCTTGCGTGAATATCTTCCTTTTTTCCATAACCACCCATAATAATCGTTTTATCTTGGGAAATGATAGCTTTCTTAGCTCGTCCCAGCATCTCTTTTACGATGCTTTCTAGCTTTATTCCTGTATGGTCTGAGACAATCATAGACCCTGTCATTACGTTAAGATCATCCATAAGATAATCTCTATGCTTTCCAAAAGAAGGTGTTTTAATAGCAGCTACTTTCAGAAGCCCACTCATTTTATTTTTGACCAACATTCCCAATGCTTCGTGATCTACATCTTCGGCAATGATAAGAAGAGAATCATGGGATTTGGCGATCGATTCAAATAAACTTAACAAAGGATAAAAAGTAGAAATCTTTTTATCATAAATAAGAATATATGGATTATCAAGATCACAAGTCATCTTTGCAGGATTTGTGACAAAGTATGGACTTATATATCCTTTATCAAGTTGCAATCCTTCAACAATTGATACTTCCGTATTACCAGAGGAAGATTCTTCTATAGTGACAGCGCCATCTTTTCCAACTTTCTTAAAGGTATCAGCAATAATTTTACCTAATTCTCTATCACCATTTGCAGAAATTGTCGCTATGTTTATAACATCTTCATCTGATTGAATTTCTTTAGAATGAGATTTGAGAAATTCCAGTACTTTTTCGAGTGCCTTTTCTATTCCTATTTTAAGTGCAATGGGTGGAATTTTATCTTTATAACAGGATATACCATTGCTAATAATATTTTGAGCAATAACCGTGGCTGTCGTTGTTCCGTCTCCTACTTTATTGCATGTGTTAAGAGCTGCTTCTCTAATTATATGAGCGCCTGCATCTTGGATTTCATCATAAAGACATACTTCTTTGGCAACTGAGACACCATCTTTGGTGAATCTCATCCTCATACCTTTATTTCCGATGAGCACATTACGTCCACGAGGGCCTAATGTAGATTTAACGGCATCTGTTAGTATCTTAATACCTTCGCCTATCTTTTCACGGCCTTCATCGCCAAAGTGTATGATTTTTGGGAGCATTATTATCCTCTTTTATGAACGTAGTTGGGATTATATGTGGTAGAATTTTCAACAATAAACTTACTGCCGTGAACATATCTTGGATCATTTGGAGCATGACCATAGAGATCAGTTAACTGAGAAACTTCTCTTTCCTTAGCTTCTGTTTCTTCCTGATAATATTGCTGATCTGCGTCATAATCCTTCTTTGGTTTTTTCATGAGGATATTATTGCGACGTCGAATCCGATTATCTGAATTTGCATATAGTTCTCTGATCATATATTCAGGATGATCACTCTGTTTTACGAAATCCCATCCATTCTCATAAGCTTCTTGTAGATTGTCGTTTTGAGGTTCACCCAAGAGACGTTCCGTAAACCAACCATATATCCAACCAACAGGAATTTGTTCTTCAGGAAACCATAGATTACCTCTGTGACGAGAAGGCTTTCTGGCAAAATTTACGCGCTTATCGTCTTGCCTTGTTCTTTCTGAGGCAATACTAATTTCTCTTTCATCGTCCCATCCACCGATTGGCCTTGATTCTGACATTTCTTCTCTCTCATCTTCAGTTTTTTTTCTCATTATTGCCTCTTGTAAAGTTTATCGATTCCCAACCAATTTCGCCTTTTATAACCATATCTATTGCAAATACTTTATAAATATTTCTAAGTTTTGATCGATTAATTATTTTTTTTCCTGTTTTCGGATCATAAATATGTCCCATCATCTTATCTGCTGTTTGCTTTTGATATGATGTAAGACTTATATCGTTGTACCAAATACCTTTTTTGAATAATATATATTTTATATATCTAAATAAAAACAATGATTTATACAAATGATAAATTATTCTTTTTAACTTACTTTCTATTTTATATCTTCTAAAAATAGGCTTAAATTGTTCTTCACAAATTCTTTTAAATATCTCTTCTGATGGATTTTCTATCATCTATCCTCTCATGAGATTTTTCTTATAAATTTTCTCTAAGGTTTCATTATCCAGAATTTTTTGTCCTGTCTTTGGATCTCTTATTATTCCTTTTAATGCGTGAGCGGCTTCTTTTTGATCTTGAGACAATATTATATCTCTAGAAGTTCTCGGAGGTTCAGCAGGCGAAGAACTTCTATTTACAGGAGCAACTTTGGTATTGTCTGCCTTCATTTGTATCTTACCCTTTAATGGCTGACGTTTTTCTAGGGGTTGTTCATAGCTTCTTTCATAGTGATCTCGCATATAGGAACTAATTTCATCAAAAAATTCACTACTTCCTATTTCATCACCTTTACCAGAAATCTTGTATCTTCTTGCCAACTTTATGGAAAATTCATCGGCTTCTGTATGTAAATCTTGATCGAAATCAGGAGAATAAGGATTTGCCCACGCATTTTTTTCTAACCAATCTTGTGCATTTTCATTAAATTCTTGATAGTGTGAAGGATCATTTTGATACTGTTCTTGGTTATTATATGATTGAGGTACCTTATATTCAGGAGTAATATTTGACTTTTGATTTCTTTTATTTTCTTCAATCAAAGCCAAGTGAGCATTATATTGACTCAAAAGATCATTAGCTTCTGCTATCTTTTGAGGGTCACCCTCTTCGATCGCATCCGTTAGATATTTCTTAACTCGTTCTTTTTGAGAAGTGAGTAAGTTTTCTTCTTGTTCAAGGGATTGTTTTTGTTTTTCACTCAGTTTTTTCTCAAGATACTGATTTCGGTTCAATACATCATGCGCTACGCTTTGAGCCTGTTTCAATTGCCTGGTGAGATCAGCTATCCTTTTTTTCTCAGATGTACGATTCTTTTTTTTAACTTTTTCTTTTTCGTCATCTGAATCAAAATCAGCAAGTGTCTCTTGTTCCTCTTTTTCAGCAGGTAAATCTTGGATTTCTTTTTCCTGCTCAGGTTGTATCAGAGGATTTTCTATTTGATTTTGGGGTTCAACTTGAGTCTCATCGACTTCATCATCTCGAAGGCTTCCTATTTCCCATGTAACATTTTCTGGTTGTTTTAAACTGGAATCCATTCCAAAGATTGGCTCAGTAGCCATCTGATACATAATTTGAGTAGTTTTATTGCCTTGATCTTGTTCTGACATTAAATAGCCTTTTAATTTCCAATCCAGTTATGATAGCTGGATGTATCTGGATTTTTGACAATTCTGATGATCATATAATCCTGAAGGTCTACCAGATCGACTCCATTTTCAGTATCGAATGTCCCTGAGTATTTTTCCCATTTGACGAAATCACCAACCTGAGGAATAACTTCCCAATATTTGAATTTTTCACCTTTGAATGCAGCATCTCCCATCATAAGAATCTGACCCACTCCAAGTTGCATTTTATCCCTTTCTTTAGCAACATCAGGTCTTTCGAGAATACTTTTTGATCCATCCTCTAAAACATAATGATCACCAAAACTGTGGACTTTGACGAGTACGCGCCATCCCAGGGAAACAGAATGCTGTTCCCCTAGGAAATTGCGTATTATTTCATTTGTAGGAAGTGCCCGCATAAATTATGCCTGTGGTGGAATAATTTCAACGTTAGCAGATGAAGAATCAGCAGGAGGCTGCGGATTAAACATATTATTATATGTACCAATAATAAAACTAGCGGCAGCTTCTAGCCCTTCTGCTCTATAGAATTGCTTTAAGACGTTCTGTTCTGTCTGAAGCATTCCTAGAGTCGTTGCTTTGTGCTGTTGGATGGATTCCATAAGAGGAGTCAGGATAGCTTCTTTAAATTTTTCAACGGACATGATTAAACCTTTCTTTAAATTAAATTAAATTTTACAAACTTATCATTAAGGGAGACAGGATAAAGTGTCAATAGAAAATTTAATTTAAATTTTATTGATAAAAGAATGCTTTGGTATTATGATACGATTGAGAAGATAATTAAAAGTTTGCTACATGCAAGGTATATCAGGAAATTCATGAACAGATATCTAGATTATCTTCTTTCCTGAGTTAAGAAAAAAGGGTGGGTATTAAATGTACCCACCCTTTCTTGCATTAACTGATCAAATAAGGAGGAATGATTCCTCTATATAATTTTGGTAAAAGTAAAGCGGGGTGAGAAAAGGAGAACTAAATCTCACCCTACAATATTAATATACACCTTTTCTTATTTTGCCAACACCGCCAGCAGCAAACTTGTGATGCTTAGCCATGGCATGACCACCCTTTTTAAAGCTCGCTGGTTCTGCGACATCCATCTTTCTTGTGTGATGTGGATGCCCTTCTTTTTCATGATGAGTATGAACGATGCCGCTCTTGTGATGCTTATGTCCTTCATGACTGCTACCGCGTGTTGCAACATGCATTGCGGATTTCTCAGCTTTATAATTACCGACACCATGACGTGTGGCACATTCTACAGTTCCAATATTGGTCGCAGGGTAATCGTCCTGCATAATTGATTCAAGAGCTTTGAACCCTGAATTTTCATAACTATGAACTTTCTCTGGCTTTTCACCAATAAGTCCGACGTCCCTTCCTGAGAGATCATCTTCACGCATACTTCTTCCCATTTTAATTCCTCTAAATGTTAACATTAAAAATATCTATGAATGACCCATTCATAGTCTGAGAGCTACTCATGTCTTATTATAACATAAAATTAGATAAAATTTTATATGATTAAATAAGTCCCTGAGATTTCAATTCCAACTCTTTCTCATTGACCTCAATCTTCTTCATTTCAGCTTCATAATTGAGTTGTGCTTTAAAGGCTTCTGTCTGGGCTTTTAGCTGATCAGCCTTAGCCTTTTCATCGATTCCTTTATCTTTTACTTTGACTTCTTCCAACATAACCAGCGCGGGATCAATAGGGGGCGGCAATTGTTCTTGTTGGTGCTGTTGTTGCTGAAGGACAGCATTGGCAACCATCATAGCTATCTGATTTTGTACTTCCATCGGCAATTCATATGGATTTTCAGGTAATTGAACACCAGTAATGCGTTGCATTTCTAACATAAATTTAAATGATTGGTGCTTTGCCATATGGGCTTGTACTAATGCTGCAACTTCTGGTGTCATATTTGAATCACTAAGCAATAAGCCGTGGATAATCATATGTGATTCATGATCTTGATCAATAGATGCTTCTGCGGTTTTCCCTTGAATAAGATTTTGATTCTCAGTAACAGGATCGAGTGGAATAGTTTCTTCTTTAGGTGGCAAAAGTTGATCAATTTGGGATTTCGTCAATTTCAGCGCTTCATAGAACATTTTATAAGCCTGATATCGATCATGAAGATCAGGAGCTTGATTGGCATTATCTACCAACATCTGACTTCTCATTAATCTTTGGACTTCAGATGTCACGTGAGGATCAGCAACAGGAATAATACTTATGTTTTCGCGGAAGAAATCAGCCTTAATAAAAGATGAGCCACCAGCCGTATCAAACTCATATTCTTCATCAGGAAGGTGCTTTGCGAATAATTTATAAAATAGTTTGAATTCTTTTGATAAGGAATCACGGATACCACGGATAACTGTGCTTTGCACTTTGTAAATGAGACCAAGCATTGCATACGTGGTTCCAACAGGAACATTTGGATTAAAATCTGCTATTTGCGCGTTAGCAGCTCCCATAATTCCGGATGCTGACGCTTCCAGCTCTTTTCTCAACTCATTAATATAAGGTGATGGTTCCTTATAAGGCATTAACATGATGGCCTGTTGGATAGGTAAGCCACCTGTATCAATTTCAATAAATTCTGTTGGTCCAACTTTTAGATTATTATCAACAGCACGCATGCCTTTGGTGCGCAGTCCACCAGGAAAATTAGATAGCGTCTGACCATCTATTGTTTGTCGTAATAATTTCGTACTAGCATCTGCCAGACCACCTATGAGATGAGCAGCACCAAAACCATAGAATCCTAGACCTTCTATATATATATAGTGCGTATAAACATCATCTCTCTTATAATCCTTATCACCTTCTTCCCAGTTACGATAAAGACCCAATATCTTTCGGCTTGTCTTATCTACGTAGACAATATAAGGACGAAAGTTTCTTTCTTTTAATCCTTCTGTCCCATTGTAGGATTGATCATCACTATCCTCTTCTTCGATCTCAGAAATATCCAAATGAACATGTGATTCGTAGATTGTGAATAAATCCCCATCTTCATAGTTAGGAGTCGTCATTCCTTCTACATAATCTATTGTTTTCTCTAGATTAGAATTTTCTCCCTCTTCATCAACAAATATATTGATATCTCTGAACCGGCCCACCTTCTGATATTGGGAAAGTTCCATCTTGTTAAATTGATGTCTTTCTGTCATGCGTTCACATGTATCAAGACTAGTGGTACCATATTTAACGATAAAGTCTTGAGGAAGAAGGTAGGATGATGTTGGTCTCTTTAGAATAGGATCGAAGTACGTCTTACGTGTGGCATCTCCAATAGTTCCAAGCCACATCAACATTTTCTTAAAATCATTATAGAATTCAGGAGCATCTTGCGTGAAATAATGATTAGCCCATTCTTCTACGCGTGAAGCTATTTCTTCTAGTTCATCCGTAGTATCGCCAATGATGTATTGTTTTACAGGCCCTTCTAAAGGAAGAAGTTCAGGCACTGCGTTGACATAAAATTCAACAACTGTCCGCATAACAATAGGAGAGTAAGAGCCAGATGCTCCATCAAAAGGAAATGTTCTCTTATCAATAACAATGCCGAGTTGTTTTAGGATTTCACTTAAACCAGATTCCCAATCCTTACGGGATATAAGATCGTTTTCAATATCGTCGAGAAGACGAGCGGATATCTTTCCTAAGACACTTTCGGATAGTTTTTCGGCTAGATTTTCGTTATGGCCGTCATAAGAGGGTTGTATGAAAACAGGCTCATCATCATTGATGTCTATTTCATTTATATTGATCTGATCTAAGATAGATGGCGCTCGGTATAGGTAATCTTCTTGAAATTCGTTTTGTTCGTCGTCCATAGGTACCCTCTCTAAATAATAAAATTATACACAAATTTTATGTATCAGAGAAGTTTTACTTTACAAACCCAAAACTTGTTCCCTACCCTTAAATTATGGCTTATGATTCCTTCATTCGTTTATCTTAATTTAAGGATCGAAAAAATGATTAAAGAACTCATAAATAACGCAGATTTAAGCAAGTGTGATCTCTATACAAAGTCTGAAAAGTTACCAACCATCATGATCGACGATTCGAATAGAGAAACTTATCTCCATTATATCCAGTGTGCAAAGATGATCTCAGATACTTTTGGAAAGGATTTATCCATATTATTGGCTGACATCTGTAAATCTCTTGAAATAGACCCAGAAAAGCAAGTTGACGACCCCTATCATAAGTTTATAGTCAAACACTTCATGAATATCCTTACAATCTTATCTTTCTCTTTTACACAATCAGACGAATTGATCTCTTTCATTAATAATTATAAAGATCAAACGGTTTATGTTAGTGGGGATAGATATTGTATGGTTGTATTTATGTTAAAACAACTTGCGCCATCTTATTTCGACATAGCGTCTATTCTTCTTTCAAACTCATATCTCAGTGAACCTAAAATACATCAAATAAATGAAGTAATGGTATTTCTTGAATCAACAACAATGGAAGAATTAAGAAAGGCTTTCAAAGTCAGAGAATGCTATGAAAGCCTTGAGAATAAGATAACATTACATTAAATAATCTTTTTGCGTACAGAATTGATTTGGCTGCCTATTCTTTGAGTTTCTTTTGCCACTTGTTTACCAGCTTCTTCTAACTTTTTTCCTGTCTTATCTTTATTTCTAAATTCTTCTGCTTGCTTTTGCCTTTCTTGCTCAGACATATCAACTTTCTTTTTTTCTTTCTCAACGTCCTTTAATGATTCTTGATGAAGAACTTTCCATTCATCAATCTCACTTATTAGCATTTGATTAACATTTTCCCTTTTTTTCTTTTCTAGACTTTCTCTATTTTTTTCTTCTTTTATCATATCAATAATTTTTTTTCTTTCATCTAAATCTGTTTTTCTTTGCTCTTCTAGATTTTTTTTATAATTTTCATCCAATAATAATAAGTCATCTTGATAAGATTGCCTCAATTTTAAATATTCTTCATCTTTAATTTTATTTTTTAATTCTAACTGATTAATTTTCTTTTCATTTTCTTCAATGGTCATTTGATGATGGATAATTATATTTTCACTATATACAATTTTTTCATTTAGAATATTAATTTTGAGTTTATATTCATTTATTTCTTCAACATATTCATCTCGTATCGCATCTACGGAGTTTTCATATTTATTCATAATTTCAAAATTATCAATTCTACATTTTTTTATTTCTTTCTCTAAACAATTGTTTTGTTTTTTTATTTGATCAAATTTTATTTGAAATTCGTTTGACTGGTCTTTATATAATTTATTTGATAAATTCAATTGAGATTGAAATGATTCTATTGAATCCAATAAACTTGAATTTTCCTTAGATAAATTATCTAACAAAGTGTATAAATTATTTTTTTCCTCTCTCATATTACATGTTATTTCTTTTTCGGCATTTATTTGTTTGTATATGCCAAAAACATACTCAGCTAATTCATTTTTAACATTAGGAGAAAGAGTGGGATCATCTACTAAAAGATATTGATGTAAAGATATTTTTTCATCATCTTTGGGAGTTTCATCTGATCCTTGTATATCAAAATTTAAAAAAGTTAATAAAATTATAACTAATTTATTAAATGTTTTCATTTTAAACTCCTTGTCAATAAAATTTTTCATTATTCCAGCTTTTATAATTTGTAATTAACTCTTCATCATCAGGATTTCCTATCAATCCCGAACTCATCAACTTTATTATGGCTTGGCTCATACTGTCAACAAAATCTCTTGAATCCTCATCATTAGGGAATGATCCACAAGCTTCAACGAAAATATCTGCATATCCTCTCAGTGATGTAAAATGTGGTGGCTTTGCTGGTACCCATACTTTCCCCGCTTCCAAAGCATGACTCATTAATCTTGCTCTCACAACCTTATCCCCTCCTCCATGTTTTATAGGGTCGAATCTATTGACGATTAATCCCGCCCTTCCTAAATCCTGAATCAGAGATAAGCCATTCGCTTTAGCTTCAATAAGAATCATATCAGGTTTAAGGACATAATCTTCTGGGGTTGGATAGTCGATATGCGTGTCATGATAATTGTGAGCGAGTCGAGTAGCCATTCTTCTTAAATCAGGGTACTCGACGCGCCCATGCCATGTATCAAGGAGGATTACTTGAGAGACATTATATTGATCATTAAAAACTCCCCATGTTGTGCAGCAACTATAACAAGCATCAGGTTTCGTGCTTAATGCAGTATCCCAAGATTGCAATACAAAATGACATTGAGGAGGAGCGGCTTCTTTCCACCACTTAAACCAACTCTTCTTTAATATTCCACCTTCGGCAGGAGCAGGTCGTTGTTGAAGCTGGCCCGCGATGTTGTATTCAGTCTTAAGGTTAATCTTAAGCTTTGATACATAATCGTCATCCATAAACTCAGGCCACAGTAACTCTCCTTCTTCTTTTCGAGGATCACGCCACTTCTTACCTTCTGTACTCTTTAGAGGAACTGTCACACATTTTCGTGAAATCTCAAATTCCATTGGTAAACAAAAGTGGACGATATCATCCATTCCTTTGGCCAGAATATGACCAGAGTAATCTTGGGAATGGAGACGTTGTTGAACAATACAAACTCTGCCCGTCTTAGGATTATTGAATCGAGTGGACATAACACGATCGCAGATGTCATTCGTTCCCTCTCTTTTTACTTCTGATTCTGAATCAGCCGCACTATTTGGGTCATCAAATCCTATAAGGTCAACGTGTTCTCCTGTGGCAGCTCCCTTTATACTGGTTGCAAGACGATATCCACCTTGTTTATTATCGAACCTTAATTTTGTATTAACATCATCAGTGAGTTGGATTTTATGTCCCCATCTATCTTTATACCATTTGGACTCTATAAGACGACGACATGCTACACTGTCACGAGTAGATAGTTTCGATCCATAAGAAGAAAACATAGATTGAAAGGTTGGATTCTTCGCCCATAACCATCCAGGATAAGCCACAGCAAAGATACTTGATTTACATGTCCCAGGCGGAACATTCCATAAGAGTTTTCTAATATCAAGATTATAGAGAGCTTCAAGATGTTCACAGGCCGCTTGTATGTGCCATCCATCAATAAATTCTGTCCCAGGTTCCATTATGGGCCAAGCGTACTTGACAAATGTATGGAAATCCTCTTCCATCATTTCCGCTTCTTCGATGACCTCTTGGCTTCTTTCTATCTGTGGCGTCTCAAAGGCATCAATTAAGCGTTTGATAAGAGAATTGGCGGATGATACATTCATGGAGAAAATTTGTATTAAATTTTATGTAATGTAAACAAAAAAGATATTTCCTTTATGTTAATGATAAAATTCAAAATGAATCATCATATAGCGGGTATTTGGTTCGCAGAAAGAATCAAATTGGGGAGAGTTTATATCTATGCATTTAAAGAAAACAAAGGGAATATTTGGACGGGTAGAATAAGATATGTTTATTATAATCTCGCAATAAATATATCACATGATGAAGATAGTCATCATAATATATTTATACATGAAAATATAAAAGAAGAGGAAATAATTAAAATATGCAACGATAAATGGGAAGAGTTTTACTGTATTTTCAATCATAATAAGGACAAATTAATTGTTAAAGGAAATTTGGAAACCTTTATAGAAAAATCCAAGGGTATTGCTTGGATGCCCTTAATAAGAGAATCAACAATTATTAAATGATTTTTTAAGTAACATTTTTTTGTGATTATGTTACTAAAGGAAAATTAAGTAATACAAAGGTTACTTAATTTTATTAAATGGGATGATAAGTGAACCTCCATCGAGGATGATAACAACTATGGAGGTTCGCATAATCCTTGGACCAGCGACAAATGAGGTAAATTTTAGATTGATATGATAGCCCAAGGATTAATGGATAGTAGCAAAAAGATCAGCCAATGGCAATTCCCAAAATTTATGTGCTAGCTTAGAATATAGTATAAAATACACTAGGATGAATGTCATCAACAACATTAAATCAATAAAATTTATTAAATTTTTATATATCAAGTAATCAGTCCAGCATCTTTCATCCGCTGATGCAATAATTTAACCTGTTCTACAACATCCATAGCTTCATGGGTAGCTCTCTTTTGCTGAAGCAGCTGGAATAATCTATCACCTTCATCGAGTGTCATTTCACCCGCACAAATAGAAGCCATCACAATGTTTTCATTATCTGATATATCTTGTATGCATTCTACTCGCTTTAGTTCAATCTTAACCGTATTACTCCTTGCATTAGGAAAGAGTTTATTAAGTAAAAACTGTTGTGCACTTACCTTTTGCTCAATCTTCTCGCAATTATTCGCAATATCCCAATGCATCTCTATTAAAGAGCTAACTCTATCGTCTCCCAATATTCTTTTTGCATTAGTTGTTTTATTTGGAGTAAGTCTACCTGTATTTCCTCTTACTCCATGTCTCAAGAGTGCTCCTTCGGCAGAATTCATTCTTTATTTCCTACCAAATCACTCGATTTATTTTCTTTTTCTTTAATTCTACATAAATCTTTGTAAAGCTTGTCCTTTTCACCTTCTTTCCACAATAATATATTCTCGAGTTTAGGTTTGAGAAGTTGTATTAAATTATCAGGTGGATTATCAATGTCAATTTCGATATGACATCTCTTTGGCATTTTATTTCCTAAAAGAGTCTGCATGTCTGAATGAATCATTTTTTTTCCCTTAAAGAAAACTAATGCATTACCTATATCATACCCATCGATGTCTAAAAATCTTTCTTCAATCGGATATAATTTATAAATATCGATTGATAAATCATATGCAGAATAAGCAGACTGACTAGGATCATAAAAAACAGAGTACTGTAGATATTTGTTACTTGTTATAGCAACGTCAAAGTCTGTATTATTCTTTGATAAAATTTTCATGATAGGTTTATAAAAAGATTTTGGATCATCTATGGAAGGTATGGCACTTAAAAGAGTGGGGACAATAGTCTTTTTCTTTGATCTCCAAAGCTGATTTATTTTCATTTGTCTCCCCTTATGACTTCAAATATATAATCCACATCATGACTTTTGATGTATCTTATACCTTTTGACTTTAATTCTTCTTCTTTTTTTATATCTTCTTCGTTTGCTCTATCGATAGTATCACAAATATCTATATTATAATATTTAAATAAAACTTCTTCAGTTTCGATAGGCTTTGGATTAAATCCATGTTCATTCATGACTTTGGTACACTTTCTATTCACGCGTCTTATTCCGCTGATGTCACATTCTTCATTTATAGATTTCCAGAACTTACATGATGTTGATGGATCATTAAGCATAGATAAGAGACGATCTATATTATTTGTAGGCTTAATATTCTGGATAGGTTTAATGGTTTTGTTTTTTTTATTCATTCTTCTTCCTTAAAAGTTTCATCTGGATATAGTTCTTTGAGGCACAAATTTCTATCCTTACCAAAGAAAGACCTTTCCACTGCTATGATATCGTATAGAAGAAAGAAAGTATCATTGGTTAGGAAATGGTTATCTTCTTCAAGATACGAACTCCACCTCATAGTTCTATAAGTTGAAGAGGAAGACCAAAGCCGCGTAACATTTAATGTGAAATCATCTAGCTCTTTGTCGTAATATCTTAGGATACCCACTTCATTTGCATCTAAGATTGTCTTCCTCAAATTTGATTCATTCTCATTTAATTTAAAGTTACCCCATCCTCTTAATGGTAACTCCCGAAAGTATACGAACCTATGGGAATGATGATGGAATAAATCAACTGTCGATTTAGGATAGAAACATACTTCAGGATGAAAATGTGTGTTTTCAGTATTTATGCCAAGATACTGTGATCCAAATCTTTCGTCGTTATTCAGAGGAATATCAGAAATATAGGGATATATATTAGGTAAAGAATATGCTGTATGTCCTCTCTTTCTTTCGACCGATCCTTTGACCCAATATCTTACTTCCTCTGGTGTAGAGTTAAATTTATCTCGGAATATCTTGCACATTTCATGCCATGTATAAAATTTCTCTATTATCATTTTATTTCCTTTGTTTTGGTAAGGAATCTTTTTAATGATTCATGATTCGTTTCATGGTCATATAATTCTAGCTTTATAATCCATTCATTCTTGGGAGATGTATGATAAGGTATAATTTCTGATGCTACAATCTGTTTATCATTTTTTATGATGCCAGAAAGTTCGATAGCATCAGCCACGATCTTGATGCAGTTGTGGTTATCCCCTCTGGCTTTAACTTGGCAATCAAGAATGGTTAACTTTACCTTTTCCTTTCCGAAATTCGTTGATAGGAAAGAATATCTGATAAGATTAGCCACCATCTTCCTATAGTTTCTGGCCTCTTTTGTCAGACCTCTTCCTCGTTTGTTGTCCGTTTTCCACTCAAGTCCTTTTAAAAAGGTAGTTTCTCCTTCCCATGCAAGATTTTTATTATTGGGTAAAGGTATTGGTCCCCATGATGTTCTCTTTCCGAATTCGGAGTTACCATCCTTAGATAGTGATTTTCTATTGTAATATGTCTCATTAACAGACGGAGGATATGGAATTCTTATGGCAATTTCCATATTGATGATTCTCCTATACCTTTTCGAGATACAATTCCTCTAGTTCTCATCGCTGTTGCTAAAACATTCATCATAGTATTCAATGGCTTTTGCCCTCCTACGGTTGAACCTCTTTTTTTAATAATATCAAGGAGAGTTTTTGATGATAAAGGACCTTTCTCAATGAGAGCATCCATACACGATTCCAAAATGGACATCCCTTCGTAAGGCTTTTTTTCTAATTCATCTTTCTCATTTCCATCATGAGAAACAGGTATAATAGAAGATTTTTCCTCTACTAAATCCCATTTAGTCGAAAATCTATCGCCAGGTATAGTCCAAATTAATTTGACTTTTGGACTTTTTCCCAACGTGGCTCTCATTGTATCGTATGGCTTTTTTCCCCTTATAGTTAATCCATTCTCTCTCAAAGCATTAAAGAGCGTTTTTCCTTTCATTGGCCCATTTTTCTTTATAAGTTCAATAGTTGAAGCCGTGATACTTTTATTCTTCATGAGATTTCGTTCGCCTTCTGATAAAGGTTCATGTCCAAAATCATTATTTGGTGATGAATAGTCTTCAGTATCAATAGCTTGTAAGAAAGGAACATGATTGGTGCCACCTTCAATTATTTTATAAGATATCTGACGTGAGTTTTTGTCAATTGATTGTATCTCTTTGAAAGTAAGATTTATTTCTTTTAACTCTTCCTGAGATAAAAGTTTTTTTAGAGAGTCAATTGCACTTTGTAAAGGATCCAATTTTTCTTTAACCTTTCCTATTTCTTCTTGTAAACTATAATATACAGTCAAGGATTTCTCATATTCTTTTAACAAGTCCTTCAATACGATTTTAATCTTCTCTCCATTATGACTTACCACAGGGTACCTCCTTTATTGATTAGTAAAACGCTGGTAAGCCTCTAATGCACAATCAAGGCTCTTATAGACTCTCCAACACTGTCCTTTACTATTTATAGTTAATACATCAAATGTAAACCAGTGCTTTCCACCGGAATCATATTCGTTTTCCGGATAATATGTAACGTCAGATTCATTGTATGTATCTATTTGAAATATCAATTTCAAAACTTCATTGCTGCTTATTTCATGGACACCATCCATGATGGTTCCCTCCAAATCAGTATGGTATGCATAGTATGTATCACAAATATTTAATTTTTTATTCATTTCAGTTACCTCCTTTATTTTCCGCATTTACTTATAAATTCTTTATTAAATATTAACTTCATTATTTCCTTGGGGCTTATTTTATGTACTTCACACTCAATATTACCGTCTAGATCGGTGTAATAAGCATAGTACTTATCTGCAATATCTTTCATTTTACCTTACCTCCTTTAAATAAATTTTACCTAAAAATGTTTTTACATGGGTTTAATATCATATATCGCCGAGCATTGATATTATTTTTTGACTCTTCCCACAACCATTGAGGAAATAGTTGTTTTGTTTTCTCAACAAACTTATCAAATTTAGATATATTTTGTCCATTAAGGGGAATATCCATTCTTGTTAAGTAAGGACCTGCATGGGAGATATCAGATACAATGAGATCATAACATTCCAAATTCTCAATGTAGTCATTATCAACGAAGAGAATGATATTTTTGATCCTTCTTTTCTTGGATATGCTCATCAATGTTCCCATAAGGCTTACGTAGAAATGAAGTATGCATATCTTTAAGAGAAACTCATCATCATCGACGAAATACAAGAAATCATCTACATCTAATGGATTTAAGCTACAAATCAGACTTTTTCCTTTGCCGTCGTAGTTATCCTCTATCGTCATAGAAATTTTGTCGTGAAGATGATTGAAAGAATGCGAAGCATGTAGCGTGTACCTATCCTTCTCAATCCTTTCCATATGTACAATAAATCCATCTTCATTTTTGAAAGTCTGACAATATATTTTTTCCTCAAATGGCTTATGTTGGCATGAACCCTCATCAATAAATTTCACAAGACCAATGTTAGGATTAGACTGGCTTGGAATAACAACATATCCTTTGTGCATCTTCATACTTAACTTCCTCCTTCTATTGATTTTATCTATAGACATTTTTTATGTCTATATGTTATATTTATCATACGATTTTCTGAGATGCAACAAAAAAAATTTGAAGAAAATTTTATTGCCTTCAAAAGAGAGAAAACGTAGGCTCATCATGGAATCAAAACCTTTAATCGAAGTTAATAAGCCAATGTATCATCAAACTTTGACAACGCCTGGGGAACGGCTAAAAAACATTCGCAACAAACTTAAACTGAGCAGAAATAAATTTTACCAATTGACTGGATTTAACGTTACTACTCTGGAAAAACTGGAATCTGGAAAAAATCCTATGTCCATTTCCAAAGCGAAACTTCTGGCAACCTTGTTCATCTATCGTTTTAATCTTCCCCCTGATGAGGTCAATGAAAATTATATTCTTCACGGTGATGACCCTAACTAGCCAACTTATAGCGATTAATAATTTCAGATCGATATTTTCCTGCCTCAGAAAGGGATAATATAATTTTTTTTCCAATCAATTCAGGGATTTTGGTGCGAGATTCCGAAAGAACATTCCAAAAGTTTCTCTGTACGAAATCTTTTTTTTCTGGATCGTGATAATCTAGTATTATCTCTACTCCATCCAATGAAGTTCGACAGTTTTTCCATCCAAAATATCGATCAAAATTTTCTTTTCCTGTTTTTTCCTCGATAATTCTCCAAAAAATCGCGTAGGTGGACGGCGGTTTTTCTTTAGGCCACATTTCTGTGTTAAGCCAGGTGTGAGCGCATGTCACAAAACTTTTATCGGTTGTGTTGCAATTGCCTACGAAATTTCTAGCGTGTTCTGCCAAAAATTCGAATGATTTCTTGACAAGAGCCTTTTTGAGAGCATCTCTAACGAGCCTTATCCCAGCTTTCTTTGCATGATTGGGAAAGATATCCCTGAATTCCCTAGCCTGCCTTTCAAATTCTTCATCATGATTTTTAAATCCATCCATCCCCTGTTCTACAGATCTGGATTTGTTCTCACATGGATGGTTTGTTTTATTATCTAATATATCTTTATATGGTTGTGGATTTTCCCTAACCCTGATTGTGGATTTTCCGTAACCCTCTTGTGTAAATTGAGTAACAATATTTGGGTTATCCACATTATCCATAGGTTTATCCACAGTTTTAGATAAATTTATATCAACATTATTATTGTTTTGGAAATAAGATTTTTTCTTGCGAGGGGGATAGGCAACCTTATTTTTTGAAAAAGATTCTCGGAATCTGGTAATGCTATCTCTGGTAGAATAATAGACTGTGGTTCCAAATCTACCTTTTTTTACACAAAATAATTTCAATTTATTAATGATGAGATTTTTTGCAGCTAAAAAAGCATCATATCCACAATTAATCCATTCTGCAAAATCTCTGTCAGACTTTTCAAATTCACCACCATTGTTATCACACCACCAAATTATTTGAGAAAGAACAACTCCAGATAAATATGATCCAGTCATTTCTTGATAAATAGGTTGGCATGCAATTGTATGATATTCTTGTGCGGCTGACCTTGTCTGATAAAAGAAAAATGAAAGTTCTTCTTGATCTAACTCTTTGGGTAGATTAGATAAAATTTTATCGTTATTTGAATGATTGTCCATAATTATTAATTCCTTTCTGTTTATAAAAAATTTTTTATATCAACAGAAAAAAAATTATTGACAACTACTTTTAGGGGATGGTAAAAAGACTTTGAGATGTTTTTTCTTCTCTTGCTTTTTGAAAACACCATCTCCTACAAGAAGTTTCGTGGCTTCTTTTCTATTGATAAAGGCTCCCTCGTGGAGCCTTTTTCTTTTCCCAAGATGCATTGTGAACCTTTGCGTTGTCAACAAAAATTATTTGGAATGAAAAATTCTTTTAGAAATTCAGGAAATGTGGCATAAGGATTAGGTTAATGAAATCACTTATAAGATACGAGAGTTGATTTTATCCTTAAAGCCCTCTTCACGGAGGGTTTTTTTATGGCTCCTCGAGTTGGACTCGAACCAACGACCCATTGATTAACAGTCAATTGCTCTACCGACTGAGCTATCGAGGAATAATTTATCATGAATCTTTAGGGAGTGTTTCCTCAAGGAATTTTTTTATTCTCTTCTTTGAAAAGATAATCATACTACCCATCCTTCCAAAAGGAGGGCATCGATATTTTTTTTCCTCTGAGGTTAATTGTTCCCCATTGTCCAACTTTTCCTGAATGGATTCATAATCTGATATCCATTTACGTAAGGTAATCCGGTGCACCTTTAAAAGATTAGCAGCCTCTTTAATGGTAATCCTGTCTTCATCTATACACATCTGTTAATTCTCTCTATATTTTTTTACAAAATAACGGAATGATAGATATTTGTCAATATTTTTTTGATATGTAAATTTTTTTCAACTTTTTTTAAAAAAAGTTGTTGACAGATGCATTTGTCTATGTTTTAATAGGGTTGTTAGGTAAATTAAAGAAAGGTCAATAGGATGATGGATAGAGATGGAAAAGAATTTTGGGGATTTAGTATCAACACTCAGAGAGATGTAAATAATAAGGTGCAAAAGTTCTCAAGCTTAACCGTAGATAAGATGATTGATGCGGTCGATGATCAAGGATGGAATCTACACTATTTTGCAAAGATTAATTGCTTTGTGGTAGAAACATCCAAGGAACGGTGGCACTTCTTTGATTCGGAAGTGAAGGCAAGAGATTTCTTAGACAAACTTCCATCGTTTTCAGTGTTAGAAATGATAGCTATATAAAAAAGGAGGAGAAAAATGGAAGAAATTAACACAGAAGAACATATCGATAAACTATTTGAACTAGAAATAAAGGTGCAAGAGGTGCTCAAGAATCAAAAGATCAGCGATAAATCAACCATTTTAACGACAATATTAGCTGAGCTTATTATTGAGCATAGCCGATGCACCATTGAAGAATTGGAAAAAGCACTTGATGAATCTCATAAGAATTTTAAGAAATTTATCATAGAAAATTATCGTGCGATTTTAGAATCTAATGAAAATAAGAATAAAGGAGAGAAAAAATGAACAGTAATTCATACAGATCAACACCAGAAAGGGAGCTTAGAAAAGATGTGGAAAGATATTAAAGATAATAATGTTAGAAATTTTAATAGAACTTTGCTAAAAGATATAGCTAAAAATGATACAGAGGTCAAGACAAAGCCATTTGAAAATTTCAAAAAAGAAATGTGGGATAGCCAAAATAATGAGTGGGTAGCCTTTGATCTTGTTGGAGCAATAGTCATAATCAATAATAGGCAAGAACAATTAAAAATGCGCATTTGGATGCCAACAGTAGCTCAAAATGAAGTGGGAGAAATAATTTATGCATGGCATCCATATGATACATCATATTTGCAACATAGTTTGAAAGAAAAGCCATATACAGGTTTAATGCCACAATCTTTGCAAACTGTAGATGAATGGCTTCAGATGATAAAGCAAGATCAACAAGAATATAGGTATGAAGAAAGATATAAAGAAATACCATAGGGGAGAATTAGAAATGACAATTCAAAAATCTGAACAACTCGGAGAATTATTTTCAGCCTTGTCAATAGTCCAAGGAGCTGTAGAACAGGCTGAAAGAAATAGCCAAGGATACAATCACAAATATGCCGATTTGGGTGAAGTAATTAAAGTTTCTCAGAAATTATTAAAAGACAATGGCCTATGTGTCATTCAAATTCCTGGTGAAATAGAAATTATTGAAGTGACTGAAAAATTTAATAATACTTACAATGT